TTTTGGCCCATATCAACCGAGACCCCAGAATCTGCGTGTTGTATTTCACACAGAATGCAAGGAGCGTGCTGGTACTTCCCAGTACTGTTTCGGCGGCGGTGGACTACTTAATGAGTCTCTCACTCCCCGTCAAGAAAGGATTCTTTGGGCTCTTGGAGTATCCAGAATCTAAAGAATCTTGGCAATTACGCCTCTTAACCGTTAAATAACGATAGGGAGTAGGTCGTCATGTTTACAGACCCACAGTCGGTTACCGTTAATTCTGTAGCTAAATCGATGCCCAGAGTGTCCAATGGACCTTCTGATGCAACGTATCGGACTGCAGATGAGATTTTCCAGATGCGAATTTCGCATCAGAGTTCTAAAGGCCGTAAGCGGCGTATGGTTCGTTTGGACCAAACGATTATCGCGGCCGACCCACTCACTGCGGAAAATGCTTCGCAGCGTGCGGGTATCTATGTGGTAGTAGATGAACCTCTTTTTGGGTTCGACGATACCACATTGGATTATCTCGTGGACGCTCTCGTCGCTTGGTTAACAAGCGGCAACATCGCCAAATTACTTGGCGGTGAGAGCTAACAATTTTAACGGTAGTTAATGTGGTAGGTACGCCATGGTTTTTCTACGCAATGTAGAACCCATGGTGTGCCTACTATATCGGCAATGTCTGTAACATGGCTGGACCTGTTTACCTCCAGTAGGAGGAACAGTGAAAAGCCACGAACAGGACACGCTTTCTATAATGGTATGCGTTATCTTTGATGCGCATGCCAAGTGCACAACCGACATTTCTAAAACCAGCGTTGAACGTGATCTTCTAACATCTAGATTACGTTCACAATATGAAGGTTTATCGTTCTTCACGATAACCCTGCCAAACTTTGGTTCAGACTTTGAAAGATGTCTGGACCGAGGTATGGTGACTCCTACCGACTTCCTTGGTTGGAAGCGACGGTTATGTCTCCCTGCATTTTTGCAAGGTTTCATGAGTCTCATATTTGACTCTGGTACTGGAGGGCTCCTTGATGATCCCGATATTAACGCCATTGAAGGAATTAGGCAAATTGCTTATACCTTCAAGAAAATGGCCTTGCAATGTACCCCTAAAAGGGAGTACAAAGCTTTGTCGGAGTACAAGGAGGTTGAGTCCGAACTTAAAGACTCCATGTTTGTTGGAGACAACCACCTATTTGATCAGGTGTGTCGTCTTTTGTGGGGCTCTGTCTTTAATGAGTCATATGATTCAGAGGAGCTCCATCCCAAACATGGACCTGGGCAAACTGCAGAGCGTATTTCTGGTAATCGGAAATTTGCTCAACGCTCTTGGCACGAAAGATTAGAACCTTTCTTTCCTTCAGATAGATTCATCATGAGTTGTGTTTCACAATTTCATGATGATTCTGAAGGGTACCAGACCGTGCAGTTGCTCGTGGAAGAACAGGAATTACCCGTTAGGGTGGTTACTGTTCCTAAAACACTTAAAGGCCCACGGGTTATCGCTATGGAACCTGTTGTGATGCAGTATGCACAACAGGCTTTATCTGAGATGATTACATCTCGGATTTCCAGGCATTATATTACAGGTGGTCATATAAATTTCACAGACCAATCTGTAAATCGATGCCTAGCGTTATCTGCCTCCTCTGACAAA